CCAACTTTTCTTTTCGTGCCCCCCCCTTTTTTACTACCTCGGCAACGTTTTATCTGTCTTGTCTTGCCACTACCTCCAACTTTTTTAAGTGTCGTGCCCCCCCTTTTTTTACCACCTCCGTAATATTTTCTCCGTCTTGTGACGCGTGCTTTTTTAATAGGGCGCGGCATATTAAATAGAAAAATATTTTATTAATTCATTACAGTTTCCATACTAATTTATTCTGTATCTTGTCTAACTTAGAAAATATACCTTTTATTTGTAATTGATTAGAAGCAGCTCGACCGGAATCACCACCTTTTCTCTGAATGGTTATTATACTGTCTCCTAGTTTAATAACAGTACCGCTTTTACTTATCGTAAATTTTTGACATTTCAAATAATTGATTATATCTTCCATCTTGTATACAATAATCTTATCCCGATTACGAGTTTTTCTATCGTAAAGAACTTCAATTAGTATCTGGGGTTTGTCTTCTGTATCTCCTAATAAAGCGAATTCTACTATACGCGTTACATTTTGATTCAATACATTGATAAAGGTAGATAATTCTTCATCAGAATATGTATCATTTCTTAAAGGGATACGCGATTTTGTCTTATCCACAAATTTTTTATCAGCACTAAGTGGTATTTCGCACATATTTTTAAGTAATGTTTCACATTGCTTAAGTTGTGGGATAGAGTTAATAATTAACTCTACGTTATGTCTCGCGATTTGTCCAAATTGGTCTTTCTTCGTTTTCTTGACTTGGATACCAAACTCATCATTGTAAATGTCGATTTTAGTTGTCCCCTTTTTCTGTTTGAAAGTAGTATTGTGTACTTCCCCCGAAAAGGCTCCAAATTTAGAACGAAACTCCGAACACGTATTTAAATCATGACATACCCTTTGTTCTTCTGAATAACCTTCTTTTGCGGTTAAACTTGCATTGAGACTCTTATCTATAGAGTTCATTAACTTATTTACAAAAACTAATTTTTTAACTTTAATCTTCATTTTTTTACCAGTCCATTTAACCTTCGAGCTTTTACTACATTCAACGTTGATCTTAGTAACAGAAGGATACGTATCATCAAAAAACGCCATGTCATAGACGTATCCTTTCATAATAGGCATAGTTAGTTGCCTATCTTTGTTAGCTATAATAACGATGTTGTAGAAAAAAAACATATTACAAGAAAGAATTAAAGGTACTTGAGGATAAGATCTCATCATTTTTTTGATCACACGAGTTTACACATATAGACCATATATTGGTATAAGTCTCGTATTTACCAATGACGAATATGTATTATACATCAAACATAGCAGTTATAATATGGATTATATAAGAATTGACAAATTATTGTAATGACATCATCATTAAGATTTTGAAGAGTACCCTTTGAAGATGATTGTAAAATTTCATAAAAATTCTTATAGTGAATCCATTCATAACATATATTAACATTGTCATGTAATTCTAAGCTTTGTGTTTGTGTATCTAATATAGGATACAAAAAGAAATAGCTATTTTTTTTATTGATTTCTGTATTTTTTAATACTTGTTCTAATTTAGATTTATCTAAACCATAATTAATACATATTTCAAACAATCGCATAAAGTATTGCTTACAATGCCATTTATGTTTCAAAATAAGATTTTGTAGAAATATAGGTTCGTTAGGATCCATGCCCTTTTTTAAAAAAAATCTTAATAATTGCAAAGTATTTTTTTCGAGTTTTACAATTCTATCGTGTTGAGTATGAATATGACCTCTTCGTTTATATGATTCAGAAAAATAATCGATGTTTGTAGATACTGCTTTTTTTGAATAATTATATATAATATCATTCCAAAATTCAATATCTGCTGTATCCGTTATAAAATTGTTCCAATTTACATTTTTTCTACGTTCAAATATTTTATGTAAGCAGTTCTTTTCAAGTAGAAATTTATATTTTTTACTCATAATTTTAACTGATTTAACATCAAAACATCTGATTCGTGAGTAAAATGTATGCAACTTTTCAAACCTATGTGTTCTGTTTATTTTCAACATATATATAAATTGTTTTGCTATATATTTACAATATGTGGCTTCTTTTCTAGACAACCCTGGTATTTTTTGTAATACTTTTGAATCATTGGCAATTCTATTATTCATTTGCCATATATACTTATGTTATCACAAACAGTTTAATGTTTTTAGTGTTCGCACGAAACAGTCTGTCCTCGAGGCGACCTATGCTATCTTAAAGATCTCCTTGTGCTTGTACCACGGGATGCCATCGTGGACGTCGTATATCTCCTGCGTCATATGGATTAGATAGAGCACGACATGAATAGGGATCAGATACGGCCGCACGCCCCCAACCTGGGGTACGATATGCAGACCAAGTAAAGCGATGACCTGACCCAAAATCATCGGGTGTGGCAACACGTTGTATGGGAATTTGTTCACGAACTTGTAGTTCGCCTTGACTGTACCCAGCTCGATGCCGAAGTAAGTGCCGTCAATGCCGAGTGCCGCTGTCGCACACAGGCTCACGAAATAGCCGGCGATTATCAGAACTATAGAATCGGGTCGGAAACAGGAAACCGACTTATATGTTGTATCCTTCCACAGTGGTAACGTGTATAAAGCAAATAATTGTGCGAGGGCGATGGACTTGAATAATAAAACATCTCGCTTGAATGCACCGAATGCCACGCCCTTGCGGACGTAATACGTACAAATATATCTCAGACAGTGAAGGTACTGTGTGCTGTACAGGAAGACGTCGTAGGACGTCACCGAGGCTAATAATGAGAGTACCGCATAGAAGCACACATTACCGAATCCCACGTACTTTTCAACGGCGTTGTAGGCCACTGTACTACGATTCACACCTAAATCGGCCACAAATTTCTCGAATTTTGATTGTGGGGTGATCGTCGCAAGAAACAACGCCCGAAAAGCCTCGTTGTACTTGATAGACAACCAATGTAAAGGCTTGCCGCAGCACCACCACAACCCTCGTGGTGCGACAGCATAGTGCAGCTTGAGTACCATACGCCACTTCTGCGTCGGATCCTGCTTGAGGGCTTCGACGTTTTCGGGATGCCATGCACCACCGGGTTTCGTCGAGATAAAGTGTGACTCGCGGTGGAAGTCGAACCCCAGGATGTCGCCTTCAACGGCCTGGCAGTCCACGTATGCGTTAGGAAAATGCGTCTCGTAGCCCGGGACGTTCGCGTCCATGGCTACAATACATCTAAATACTGAAGCAAAGGGAAAGAAGCAGTACGGCCCATCGACGTGCTCCGTAAAGAAGACGTCGTCCGAATTCTTAACATCTTCGTCTCGTCTGCAAGGCGATGAAACGTAGAGTTCATTCATGCCTCGGATCGGTTCCAAGACATAACCTTCTTTGTTGAACTTTGTCCTAAATAAGTCGTCAACGCACTTGCCCATTGCTAGGCGTTCAAATGCCTTCAATGTAGGTTCGTCGAGATCCGACATCCACCAGTGACTCGTTTTGTCATGGTTGGGCCCCTTATTCACGCACCAAGTACGACAGGCTTTTAGGTCCTTCATGTCTTCTGGGGAGGTGAATTTTCCCCGTAATAGTCGCGACTTGGCCGGCAGAAACGGTAAGCCTGGTAGGGAGTCCGAATCTATAGACAGGTTACCCCAAGCTAGGAGTAGAGCGGGCAGTAGCGTACATACCGCTTGGATTGTGGATGAGGCCGAGTCCAAAGTTAACGGAAGTAGGTATACGACGTGCTCGAAGAACATAGAAATCATATCCACGGACTGGATATCTGTAGCACCCCAGCTGTTCGCCTGGAGCGTTTCCTCGCCGTAGATGATGTGTGCTAGGTCTTGTAAGCAGTAGCTCAGTACAACAAGTAAGACGGACGCAATCCAGCCCAGGTCGAGCCGCAACGACAATATTGCTACAAAAAAGAGCACACACGTACACTTCGTTGCCAATATGTTCGGTACATCCGTCGCGAAGAGAATTATATCGTAGGCAAGCCAGACGCTTACGGTGATGGCTCGTGCTAAACTCGCTCTCGGTTTATCCTTGCTCAGGGAAACGCATCCACGGATAATGAGACCGGCGATGCCCAGAAGACCAAGTAGTAGAGTAAACATGTGTGTGTTACAATTTCCAGATAACTGATGATACTGTGTGAACTTGGCGTGGACCGCAGCGTAAGAGCTGGGCTCTTGTTCCATTGTAAGTGATGTACGTTTGCTGAACATGGCTACAGTGGTACGTAGTTTTGAGGTGATCCTCCGTACTAAAGTATATATGTGGTGGTGTAAGAAATGTGATTTAACTAGATGCATATTTCTTATACTTATGTTATCACAAACAGTTTAATGTTTATAGCGATAACTGGTGTGCAACTACGGCTCACACTATATTATTGAATATTGATATTTATTTATCAATATTATTACTTTTAATTTTACATCCAAGTAAAATGAACCACGATTTTAGAAAGTCTGTATTGTGTCTTAATAATATATTTAAGACCATTTAAATGTGAGAAGTTACAATATTTTTTTATATCATTCTCATTTTCAGGAGAAGTCAAATAATTCAACCATCGTACAGCGACATCTTTCGGGTTTCCTAATCCTGGTAAATCAGTACAAAATTTAGAATATTCAAAGTGCAATATCATTTCGCATTGACCTTTATTTGCAAAAAAAAATAAATTTTCTTTTATAGTATCATAATATTCTTTCGTTAAATTAACCAGCAGTTGCTCTTCTGTTTTTTTAATTTCTAAGATTTTTTTTTGTTTTATGAGATCTTCATCATTCATTTTTTGCTGATTTAGCAATGTTGTTTTAACAATAGTATCCATAAATGTTGTAGTTTCTTTATCACTCATGTGTATTTGTTGAGAGTTTGATGCCGTATGACAATGTAAAAATTGAATATGATTATCTAAATCGTCAAAAGACATTAATATAATTTAACAATAATAATTGTAAATTTTTAATTCAAATTAGTTAATTACAACTGCATGAGCTACTTGAATACATTGTTCTTCACTGATAGGAGAAACTTCTGCTATTTGAATATCAATATCTTGTTCATTATAAACAGGAGATGATTCATAAATAGGAACCGCGATTCTAATATTTTCACCTTCATTACTTTTCATGTTAGAAGTGAAAACATCACCTAAAGCCGTATCTATATCATGAACACCAGTATTACCTTCCCCAAATTGTGTAAGTGGTAAAATGATATTGTCCCTAGCCATATCCGTCAATTGTCTCATCCCTCTAAAGTTTGTAGTATCTAATGGTGGCATGTTTTATTTAACAATTTAAAGTAACATGCAATCATTTTTAACAATAGGAGTCTCATAAATTGTATCATATATAGAATTATAAAGAAAGGAAATGGTAATAATGTCTTCTTAACATATCCATTTGTAGTAGTAATTGAATACCCTCTTTTACGATAAAAGTTCCTGACACCTATACCTGAAATGCATGCAATACTATTAAGTCCATGCCATAAAGTGAACAATTCTGCATCTCTCAGTAATTTTGTACCAATACCTTTATGTTGAGCACCTTTATGCTGTCCAACAACACTAAGTTCACCATATACATGGAGTTCTCTAATATGAGCAGAATAATGAAGTTCTTTTAATACATCCTTATGATTATGAACATGCGGTATTCTAAGTCTTAAGAAACCATATATTACCTTTTCATCTTTTGATTCATAACTAATGAAAATTTCCTTTCCATTACTAGATTCATATGTTCTAACTTTACGAAACATTTTGTCAAATTTTTTACCTTTTACTTCTCTACAACGAATGCATCTACAACCACTTATCTTAGACAAATCTTGTCTCATATTTGGTCGTTTGCATCCACCTGAAATATATTCAAGTGGTATATCACGAATAACTCGATTTAAACGAATCCAAGGATGCATTCTTCTTTTAGCATAAAGAATAACTTCTTGTAATTCTTCATCAGAATATGGTTTATATTTACCATTTTTATATAGTTTCTCATATACACTCCAAGGTACTACTGAAACAGGGTAAATTTTAATTTGATCACACTGCAATAATGGATTATAAAGAACCTGATCAAACATCTCAATATCCTTTTCGGGATTGCTTCCTAATAAATTAGGCATAAGATGTAAATCAATTTTATAACAATTATTCTTTAGAAGAGATATAGCCTTTATTGTATCATTAATAGTATGTCCTCGATTCGACTTTTTTAATATAGCATCGTCTGTATGTTGAAGTCCCATTTGTACTCGTGTACAACCAAATGATCTAAATTTTTGAATCTCCTTTAAAGTAATCGTATCAGGTCTCGTTTCTAAGGTAAGTCCAATAATTTTAATATTTGTATTTTCATTCAATAATATTTCAGTTTCAAGAGGAAATCTTTCTTTACGATAATTTCCCAAAACAGTATTCGCTGCATAATATGCATCTCTTACAAATTCTCTTTGATACTCTTCCGGATACTCACTAAATGTACCTCCTAGTACAAGCACTTCTAATTTATCAATATCATGTCCCATACGTAAATATTGATTCACTCTAGCATATACTTGAGAAACACAATCATAATTAACAGAATTAGCACGTAGAACACCGGGCTCTTTTGTAAGATATGAACGTGGTTGTTCCGTCCAATTATTGCCCTCGTGTGCAGGCTCTAAGGGACAAAAGTAACAATTATGTTTACATGAAAATTTCTGAGTGATTCTTTTACCCTTCTTTGAATCGTAATATGACGGATGGGCAGCAGTAAAAATGGTTACTACAAGGACACCAGATTGTGATCTCATTGCCTTTTTCATAATTGTTCTATAAAATGAAGGTTTTGATAATCCTAAAGATTTATAACTCGCAATTAAATCTAATTTACGAAGTTCAATCTTGTTTTCTCTTTTGAAAACCAATATTTTTTTAAGTAATTTAGACCATGTGTCTATGTTAAGATTTTGTAATACAAATGTATCTATAATGTCTCTATTTTTAATATCATCGTATGATATTTTCCAAGTGTTAGGATTAATAATGTCCTCAATCTGACGTGTTTCACACATGGTATATAGCTTGACCTTTCGAATATTCTAAAAATATAAGCATTTATATGATCATATCATTTTTATAAATTGACTGCATTGATTTATATAAAATGAAATTAGCAATTACTATTTTTGAAGAACGAAATAATAATCCGTTATACAATGACTTGTAACCGTGTGAATTTATTACTAATTTTAATTGTTCGTGGGATAATATGTATTTAGTATTTGATTGCTGATATGTTTTTATAGTATCAAATGGATGAGATAATGATGCAGACAAAGTACCTGAAATTGTAGATGCAAAAAGTAACGATATATTCTCTGAAATATTATAGGAACGTCTAATCTTATTATGTGTTAATGGACAAAGATACAAAGTCCCAAAAGTGTATAAAGATTCTCTACAACATGTCATACCAAGTCCTCTAAATAAATTCGGAATTATTATATTTTTTTTTAATTGATAACAAATCACGAAATATTCTAATGGACACGCGATAATACTAGAGATTCCTCCAGATATAAGTGCTACAACAGAATTATGTAAAGAATAGTTTTGAAGTAACTTACAAGAAAAAATTTGTATATTATTAAGAACAAATACAAGACTTACACTGGACATTGAACCATTATACATATTTTTAAGAATGGGTTTGGTATTTATTTGCGATATATTTTTGAAATAAATCAATGGTTGTGTGATTATTATTTCAAAAAAAGATGCCAATGCAGATACTTTTAATACGTTTAAAGTTTTATTTTGTTTGTACATTAAAACTAACTTTTTTTGTAGTATTTAAATTATCTAATTCAGTATCTTCAGAGTACCAACAATAACGTGTATTGTGTTCCATTTTAATAGTGGATTGGTTCAATTTGAGTTGGTTCAAACTGGATTGGTTCATGTTGGTTTGGTTTTCTAACTGGTTTATATCTTTATTAGTAAAACCAAACCAATTCCATCTTCCATTAGACATGTATTATATTATCATTATATATTTATAATAGTAAATGGATACAAAAACTAAAATAATAATAATCAGTGCTCTTTTGTTGTTTTCAATAATTTCAATGGCATTCACTGTATATTTTTTATTTTTTAGAAATGAGTATAGCAATGTAAATATTATAAATGTATCAACCGCACCGATTGAATCTGATCAAGAAAGATCAGATGACGAAACTGAAAATATTCAAAAAGATACAGACATTGATGATGAAGAAGGAGGAACTTTTGTATCATCTGATAATAGTGATTATTCAGTAGGTTATAGACAAGGTAGAATGTTTAAACCAAAATATAAGAAATGGGTTTGTGATAAAGCCAAAAACATTATTGACAATGAACCAACAGATGATTCAGATGATGATATATTGGGATCGTGTGAATATGCATCAAATGAATGTAAAAAATATGCGACTTGTACAACTGACAGTGATGTCAAAAGTGGATGTGCAGTAGCGTCATATGATAACAATGGAGTTCAAACATTATATGGTTGTCCCGCAGACTGTTGCAAAAAACAAGTAAGAGATATAAGAAAAGCGAATAGAATGAATGAGAGCTAATAGAAGAAATGATAGTTAACTAATAAAATTTAGTTAAAAAAGTAGGTTTTTTGAATTTATTAAGATGTCTTTTCACTTTTTTTTCTTCTTCTTTTTCATCGTAGTCCTCTTGTGAAAAAAGATCTTCGTCGTCTTCTATTTCAGTTTGATGTGAAAGACTCATTAATTTTTTTTTGAATTGTTCAATAAATTTCTCAGTGTGTAACATATAAGGTATTCTATATAGATATGTTTATTTAATGGAAGAAGATAACAATACAAAAAAACAACATATAAAAGAATTAGTGTTTGGAGGTGGTCATATGATTGCCATATTTCATTATTTAGGTGCTTTGATTGAATTAGATAAATGTGACACCATAGATTTGTCAAAAGTTACCCGTTTTTTAGGTAGTTCTGCTGGAGCAATTTTAGCATTTTTATTAACTATAGATTTGAACCCTAAGGAGATATTAAATGTTTTGATAAAAATTCCATATGAAAAATTAGGAGAGACAAATAGTAGAGATTATTTATATTTATTTGATGATTTAGGTATAACAGACCCACTCCTATTTAAAAAAATGTTTAATATTGCATTGGAATATAAAAATTTACCAATAAATATAACCTTTAAACAACTCAATAATATATTAAAAAAGGATCTTACTATTATAAGTTTTTGTGTAAATTCAAAAGATATAAAGGTTTTGAATCACGTATTTACTCCCAATTTAGAAGTTACTCATGCATTATGTATGACGGTTGCAATTCCATTATTATTTAAACCGGTTTCTTATGAAAATCGTTTGTATGTAGACCCATGTATTACCTGTAATTTTCCAATAGATTTCATAACAAATTACGATGATTTTTTAGGATTTACAACTGATAAAACTAAAAATTATGAAGAAGATATTGGATTCAAAAAATATTTAAAAATACTATGGAGTTCTATTGGAAATGAGTTTTTAGAGTTAAAACGTATTAATTGCCATAATCCAGAAAGACTGTTTATATTTAAATCTCCGCATGAATTTAAAGGTTTTAATTTTACGGAAGATGATATACATTCATATATAAATACAGGGAAGATACAAATAAAAGAACATGTTGATAATTTATTAAGGGTTATAACCAAATAAGTATTAATATTTTTAACAACACTTATGAAGTTTTTCCAAATTTGAAAAGGGAAGTGATTATTATAAATAAAAATGATTAAAGAAATATTTATAAGATTACTGCATAAGAATCAATGGGCGAAGAAGCAATTGGCATAGATCTTGGAACTACATATTCATGTGTAGGTGTATGGCAAAATGACCGAGTTGAGATTATTGCAAATGATCAAGGCAATAGAACAACTCCAAGTTATGTTGCATTCAATGAGACAGAGAGATTAATTGGAGATTCTGCAAAAAATCAGATATCGTCCAATGTATCGAATACTATTTTTGATGCGAAAAGATTGATTGGTCGAAAGTTTTCTGATAGTTCTGTACAATCTGATATGAAACATTTATCTTATAATATTGTTCCCGATAAAGAGGGAAAACCTATTATGGAAGTTAAATACAAAAATGAATTAAAATCGTTTTCAGCGGAGGAGATTTCTTCGATGATTCTAACTAAAATGAAAAGTATTGCGGAAGAATATCTTGGCAAACCTGTAAATAAGGCGGTTATTACTGTTCCAGCCTATTTCAATGATGCACAAAGACAGGCTACTAAAGATGCGGGTAAAATTGCTGGTTTAGAGGTACTAAGAATTATTAACGAACCTACTGCTGCCGCAATTGCGTATGGTTTAGATAAATCTTCAGACAACGAGAGAACCGTATTAATTTATGATTTAGGTGGTGGTACTTTTGATACGAGTTTGTTGACAATCGAGGGTGGTATTTTTGAAGTATTGGCAACTGCGGGGGATACTCATTTGGGTGGTGAAGATTTTGATTCTAAAATGGTAGATCACTTCTGTTTAGAATTTAAAAGAAAACATAAAAAAGATTTAAAAACGAATCCTCGGGCATTGCGTAGACTTCGAACGGCATGTGAACGTGCGAAGCGTACTTTGTCAACAAGTACAACAGCACAAATTGAGTTGGATTCTCTGTTTGAAGGTATTGATTTTATCACTTCAATTACACGTGCTCGTTTTGAGGATCTTTGTTCTACAGATTTTAAAAAATGTATGAATCCAGTTGAAAAAGTTCTAAGAGATGCAAAAAAGTCCAAAAATCAGGTTGACGAGATTGTTTTAGTAGGTGGTTCGACAAGAATTCCCAAAATTCAAGCAATGCTTTCTGAATATTTTAATGGAAAAGAACTTTGCAAGAACATCAATCCTGATGAAGCGGTTGCATATGGAGCAACTGTTCAGGCGGCCATTTTATCTGGAAGTGCGAAAGACTCAAAGAAGTTGGATGAGTTGTTGTTGATGGACGTAACTCCTCTTTCGTTGGGATTAGAGACAGCCGGTGGTGTAATGACTGCATTGATTAAGCGTAATACAACCGTACCATGTAAAAAATCGCAGACATTCTCTACATATGCAGATAATCAACCAGGTGTTTTGATTCAAGTATTTGAAGGAGAAAGATCCATGACAAGAGACAACAATTTGTTAGGCAAATTTAGTCTAGAAGGCATTCCTCCCATGCCACGTGGACAACCTCAAATCGAAGTTACATTTGATATCGATTCGAATTGTATTTTGAATGTTACAGCACTTGAGAAGTCAACTAATAAGGTAAATAAGATTACTATTACAAATGACAAGGGTAGACTCAGTCAAGAAGAAATTGATAGGATGGTTACAGATGCTGAGAAATACAAGAGCGAAGATGAAAAAGAGAGACTTCGTGTAGAAAAGAAGAATGCATTAGACAATATTTTGATCGAGATGAAATCCAAAATTGAAAATGTATCAGAGGATAAACGTGATGAGATCAATGCGAAATTGAGTGAAATTGAGAATTGGTTGACAGACAATCCGAATGAAGATGTTGAAGTATATGAAGAAAAATTCAAGGAACTTCAAGAGATTTACACTACAAATTATGTAGATCCAAATGCTGTTCCAGGACAACCGGGTGAAGGTGGAGATGACACCGGTATGCCACCTATGCCTCCACAAGATGCAAATCCAGACGAAGGTCCTAAGATTGAAGAGATTGATTAAACCTTAGTTTGAAAGTTTGTAAATAATATTTTTTTTATAAATAATATTATTAAGATTTTATGAATAATTAAATGTATGACGTTGCTGTGTCAAAACAATACTCAAAATTCCAATGCACAGAATAATAAAAAAACGAAAGCACTTTATTCAGATAATTTAGTAGAGGAGAAATATTGTGGTCCTAAAACCTGCATTATCTATTTATTTTGTCCATTTCTTATTTTTTGTGGGTCATTATTTGATAAACATAATGTTAAATTATAAAAAAATGTAGATTATTATAATGAATTTTCTATACATTAGAAAATTATTATTAGAAGCTGTATGCGTTGGCATTTTAGTCGTAGTCATTGGGTCTTTAATGGGGTTTTCATTAAGTAAATTTTACCCAAGACCAGAAATGCCGGAAGAATGTGGTAATTACAATAAATTCTTCATAATGGAAGCAACATTATTTTTAACAGGTTTTATTCTACATTTATTATGCGAAGTTTCGGGAGTGAATGTATGGTATTTGAAAAATAGTGCAGCTGCATTGTAAACTTTTAAGGTATGTTTAGTTTCAATTGATCGATTGGCGCAACGGTAGCGCGTCAGATTCCAGTCCTGAAGGTTACGTGTTCGAATCACGTATCGATCATACTCTTACACGAATTGTTTGTGTTCTCCCGGTGTATATAACTTTTTTATTTGGCCTGTAATTCTCTAAAGACTTGTTTATATAATACTCTTTATTATCTGTATTTTTCCATTCTTTCCACGCAAGACCTACGTTATTTGTTTTATTTTTCTTTAAATATTCATGTACGAAAAGTTGACCTGGTGAGAATTTCCTTTTTTTAGGTCTATAATTTTTTCTTTGAGGGCACATTTTTCTATATTTCAAACCTTCAAATGGATTATTTGCAATATAATTGTTTGTAATTGTTCTTGCTTTATTATTCCATGTCATTTTCTCATAATCACTTAGTAAAGACCATCTCTTGTTTTTACTAATTGATTTTAATGATAACGAATCTTGATGTTCATTCTCACTCAATGAACGTCTGTATAAATCATATCCCTTTGGACAATTACTTCTTTTTTTATAATAAACATCTTTAGGATAATCTAAGTTGAATATAGATATACAAATCTCCTCATATTCATTTCTTGCTAAAAACAAAAGAGAAAGAAGTTTACAAATTTGATGTCTATCTCTCAAAATTAATCTTTTATATTTATTTATACGCATTTTACATATTTTATAAATTTCTCGATCATTTTTATAAATAAAATTATTTGTTTTTTTTAGGATTTTAGATATCTGTATAAAAATGATGTGGGTAAAATAAAGTTAATTATAATTAAAATAATGATTACAGGAATCTGTTTACATCCTAAAGGGATAGTATCTGAGATTAATATTGAAGGACGTTATAGAAATGATATTAATTTGAATACATTATCTGATCTAAAAAAGAACAAACCTTCAAAATATTATACAAATATTCAGCCTCAATGTATAGAAGAAACAGGTTTCATTGACAATGATTTAAATATATTCATTTATGCTTGGGAAGAAGGGAAACCAGGAGATGAAAATAAGCATGAATTACCACCACCTCTTGATACAAATTTATATTTCGGAAACATATACGTATTCGCATGTGGAGTTAGAGGTTTAAAAAACCTAAATAAAACAACATTTAAGAGAATTTATAAGAAGTCATTTAAAGGATTTTATTCATTAGGAGATGAAGATTCTGAGAGATCAACAGATGGCGATGATTCCGGAAGTAGTCTTGCGGGTTTTATAGTAAATGATGAGAGTGATACGGAGGAAAGTAATTACGAGAACAGTGATGATGATTATGAAGATGAGGATGATGATGAGGATGATGATGAGGATGATTGTAATACTATATGTTCTATATCAGATGAAGATGATGACGAAGACTATGAAGGAGATGATAGTGATGAAGACGATAAAGGTAATTAATTTGATAATAATTCAACAATACGAGCTTTAATTCGTGAACCTATTTCCCTTCTATCTAAATGAACATCCTCAAAAATAACATCGTAGTTTGAATGATGTAATAAATCTTCAAATAAAGTTATATATTCATTTTGAGTATTATTTTGTTTTATACGAACCGTTAAATAATAAGATCTTGATGCAGGATCGATTTGTGCTGTTGATGCAGATAAACATTCTGGAATAATAAGGTGTTTTTTTGTTTTTGGTATTTTCTTTTTTGATGTATAATGTAATATTCGCGGATCCTCTGTTACTCGTTTTATCAAACCATAATTATGTAAAATTGGTTGAATAATAATACTTTGTGGTATAGGTTCTGTTTTGGATACGTCAATCGTAACATTATTTCCAAATAAACCTATCGCACACCCATTTATATTGGTTGCGATTGTTTTGACTGTTATTTCTAATTCATAACTAGAAAAGTTTGCAAAAATCACATTTGTCAAAGTAGTTTTTCTTAATTTTCTCAGTGTTCTTCTTTTTAATAAAGTACATGATCCTAAATGAATCATAGGTGATCTATTACATAAACAAGGTATACATGACATTCTCAACATTGTTTTTTTTTTAGAATGATAGTAATCTTTTAAAAATGTCCGTAACGTAGGATCTATAGGTCTATACCATAAATTATAATTTTTTTTGTAACATTTATCGTATTTTGTACATTTTTTTTTATTTTCAGATATAGACAAAGTATAATCTGAAATAGAATCGTAACTATCTTCCTCCTTAGAATCGTCTATACTATCAGAATCTTTACTTGATTCATGAACTAGAGTAACATCCTCTTTTTTTGCCTCGACATTTTCTTCTATTTCGACATTTTTTGTTATATTCATTATATTATACAATTTTTTTGATAGTTAAATGTTAAGAATATTAAATATTATATTAGTAGTAGTTAATAACGATGCAGATCTTTGTCAAGACTTTGACAGGAAAGACGATTACACTGGATGTAGAGCCAAGTGATACAATTGATAATGTAAAACAAAAAATTCAAGATAAGGAAGGAATTCCTCCTGATCAGCAACGCCTTATATTTGCTGGGAAACAATTAGAGGATGGAAGAACTTTGAGTGATTATAACATTCAAAAAGAGAGTACACTTCATCTTGTTTTACGTCTTAGAGGAGGACCCGGTGGGTGAGATTAAGAATAGTTAGTAAATAATAATAAATATCGAACAATGACAGTGTTATTCGTAATTTATGAATAAAACTCGATTCGTATTTATATATTATTAAAAAAAGATTGAATAATATCACATGTTTATGTCTCCTTTTTAAATATATAAGATAATGTCTCTTTAGATGGAAAGTAAATATTGAACTGGTTTTGGCTTATTGTACAATGCATATTTGTTCTATAATCATAGAATGGTACATTTTCTAATGGATTATGGTCATTTCCAGTTTTACAAATATTTATATTGAGTGATAAAATTTCTAAATAATCTTTATCAGATGTGTTCTTTTTATCTGTAATGTATGTATAATCACGTCTTTTATTGAAATTTGAGATTAGATCGTGGTTTCCATTTTGCATTACATAGGAATCGGTTAGTTTACAAAATTCATGTATATTTTTACTCTTGAATATAGAAGATATATCTTCGTATAATTTACCATCTAACATAATATTCCTATAAGATAAATCAAATTTGACGATTTGAAATTGATTGAGCGAAGAATGAATTCTATATCTTACTAATATTATATTAAGTAATTCATTGTATATGCGTCTTTCAAAAGACCATTCTCCATCAATGATTTTGGAATGTTTTATAATTTTATCTATATCTATATTGAGTTTTAGTCCTAGCATGTAATTGTCTCTTAAAATATAGTCTAATTTATCAGTATCGATACCGTGTTTTTTGTTGTTAACGATTGAGAATCTCCAATCCTTATTATTTTCAGGAGGTTCAATTACATTACATATAAATTCAGTATCCTGCTCGGATATATTTATTTGTTTTGCAATTTCTTTCAATATGAAGATAGATCTCTGCTCATGAGTGACCCATGTATGGTCTTTATCTATAACTCCATCTTCTATGAGTTTAGGTACAATATGTTTGTCAAACACGTGACTTCCTGGTCCATGTCCAATATCATGACATAACCCCCCAATCGCAATTAGTTCTTTAGTATGTTCATCGATTCGATGTGTTTGAGATAGATTATCAAGAAGATTTTTTGTCATCCCGTATGTACCTATCATATGAACTTTTCTACTATGAGTTGCACTTGGAAACACCTTATATGCTGTCCCAGTTTGATAAATGTAATGTGTTCTGTCATAGTAAGGGTGATCTATAATCTTTAATGCAAGTTCTGATAATTTGATTTCACCGTGTATTGGTTCGTGTATATACATTGTTTATATATACAGTTGTTTGAAAGATCATTTTTATTCTACATTTTATTTTTTCGTAATGTTTTCCAGTTTTTCTTTTTTATTTTCAATTTTTTATGTATAGATTTTTTAGTAAAAATTTTATAATTAGGATATGTCATTCGCATAGTATTTTTCCATATTTGATTAAAAGAATCATAATTCTTAATATTTTTATCAACTTTTTCAATCCAAACCTTATTTTCTAAAAATGGAAGAATATCCGAAGATTTAAACGATTTACAAATTTTTATATTGTTAAAATTAAAATTTGTTTTAAATAGATCTAAATTATTTAAAAATGCAGATTTGAGTATATGATATGGAAAGATTGCTGGCTTTGATTGTATAATACTTGTTATTTTTTCAGGTTTCCAGAATTCATTCCAATTGTTGAAGCCATGGTGTTTTAGTATTTTTGCAGTTTGAAATATGGAGAATTTTTTCTCTATATTCATATTTCTTTTTTTATAAGCATTTTCGTTAGTAAGAATTGTAGCCCATGTTTCCACAATTGCTTCATCCCAGTTTTGTTCTGATTCTAATGTTTTACCTAAACATGATAAGTCGTTCGAATTTAAAGTGAAATGATTTACACAATGATATTCAAAAGCATGAAGTAATTCATGTAACAATACCTTCACTGCTTCTTCTTGTCTAAATATTATAATTTTTCTATTCGGATTATTGTTGTATATTGTTGTTACTCCTGAATTAACATGACTGACGTCAAATTTTTCATTTATCAATGGTGTGTATTTTTTCAGATTTATGGGGAAGTATATAATTTTAATATGCTCTGGTAATACATTGCTTTTACGATTTTTAATAGCGTATTTTATCTGAGTAATCATTTTAGGAATTTGTATCTCAACTGATTTTGGTAATTTTGAAGTTTTGTATTTTACAATGAATTCTATTCCTTGTATATTATGAATTACTACGTCGTTAATATATCTATCTTTTTCCTTTTTAATTTTGTTTGACATAAACTCCATTATATAGTGTTATATTTTGATTCTATATTTAACAAATTTAAACAATTTTTATGATTAAAGAATTATAATGTATAGACTTATTTTCAATTCTATCAAAAATAGAATACCCAAAATTTCTCCAACTGAACTTATTGCTTTAGAAAGTGGGAATGTATCTATCGACAGGGATATTTTGAATGGCAAAATTGAATATCCTGCTAAGAAAAAAACAATTAATAAATTTCCAAAAGATGAACTAGAGAGGTTATTGGATAATTTTAAGGATAAACCTTTGTTTCCTGATAACAAAAATTTTATAAAAGATTTAGCTAAAAAAAAATATTTTAGCTTTTTGATAGATGAGAAATATGGTGGAATAAGATTGTCTGTAAATGAATTATCAAATATCTTAACAAAAATAACAACTGTTGATCCAGCGTTAGGTGTTGTTACAATGGTTCCAAATTCACTTGGTCCTGGTGAACTACTTACATTATATGGTACCGATCAACAAAGAAATAATTATTTACCTAAACTCGCGAATGGTGAATTAATACCTTGTTTTGGTTTAACCGGACCAAATAACGGTTCTGATGCAACGGGTAATATTGATGAAGGGTATGTATTTAAAGAAGATGGTAAAATTAAGGTAAAAATAACATTAAATAAGAGATATATCACATTAGCACCTGTATCAAATTTGATGGGTATTGCATTCAATTTGAAAGATCCAGATAATTTATTAAATAAATCAGGAATTACATTGGCGTTAGTAGAAAGAGGTCATGATGGATTGATTCAAGAAACATATCATAATCCTTTAGATGTTGGGTTTCCAAATGGTACTATAAAAGGAACAATCGTTTTGGAATTGGATCAAATAATAGGAGGTAAAAATAACATTGGAAATGGTTGGAAGATGTTAATGGAATGTTTATCTGCAGGAAGGGGTATTAGTTTACCAGCAACTGCGAATGCAAGTAGTAAGGTTGCTTCTTATGGAATGTTCAATTACATAAAGATTAGAGACCAATTCAATATGCCTCTTAAAAATATGGAAGCTATAAAAGAAAAGTTCAATAATATGGTATATAATACATGGATGATTCAATCTTCTGTAGATATGACAAATGATATATTAGATGCAGGAAATTCTCCTGCAGTAATAAGTGCAATTATGAAACAACAAACAACAGAAAGAGGAAGAAGTGTAATAAGTGATGCGATGGATATACATGGAGGTGCCGCAATATGTGTAGGACATAATAATTTTTTGGAGAAATATTATAAAAGTGTTCCTATTGGAATAACGGTAGAGGGTTCTAATACATTAACGCGTTCTCTTATCATATTTGCACAAGGATTAAATAAAAGTCATCCTCATATTTATCCATTATTGAAGTCTATATTGGCGAACGACTTAGATACATTCAAAGAGAATTTTAATAATATAATAAGTCATTCATTGAATTTATATTTTAAAACATTCGGTTTTTCTGAAGATTTAGAGCAACAAATTATAAATTTCGCAGCACTTACAAATTTTGTAGCATTAAAGGGTGGTGCAATAAAAAGAGAGCAGATGTTATCTGGAGATATGGCTGATATATTTGGTAATTTATATTTAGCTATATCCGTTCGTAACTATCACAAAAATTATAAAGCAAGTGAAAAACTTACAAATTATATAGTACAAAGATTACTCTTGGAAAATCAAGAAAAGATTAATAAAATAATTGATAACTTGGGATATGAGAGGTATTTACTATCTCATTTAAAGAAAAATTATAAAGCAATTACGTATGATAATGAAAGAGAAATTTTTGATGAAATTATGGAAAATGAGAATATAATAAACGAAATTCAAAAAAATATACATAAAACAGGTGTATTAAAAGATTATGAGGAAATAAATAGATGCAAAGAAAATTCTAAAGAATATATTTTATTAAAAGAGAAAATTATCAATGTGAATGAATTCAGAGAAGATAATGTGATACAATTGTAAATTGTTGGAAATACAAGTGGTTTATGTATGTTTATTTTTATAATTTTCAATAGCTTCGCGAATTGCATCTTCCGCAAGCATAGAACAATGAAGTTTTACGGGGGGAAGATTTAAGTAAGTAGCAATATCTTTATTTGTAATTAATTTTTCATTAGAATATATATTTTTACCTTTTATCCATTCTGATGCAACTGATGAAGATGCAATAGCAGAACCACACCCGAATGTTTTAAATTTAGCATCAGTAACAATGCCATCTTTATTAACTTTTATTTGTAATTTCATTACATCACCACATGCAGGAGCACCTACTAATCCTGTACCTACTTGAATATTAGATGAATCAAAAGAACCCACATTAAGTGGTTTCTCAAAATGTTCAATAACTTTATTATGATAATTTCTAATATACTTATTTTTTCTAATAAATTGCCTTAGTACATAATTCATTATAGTATTTATTTACTATTATTAATTATTTACTATTTAGATTTAGGAAAATATAGAATTACTAACTCAATTAAAAAAAAAGAGGTAGTTATTTTTATATTTTCAATCAAGATTGAAAATTACAATTCAAATAGGTAGGTATATATATAGTTATATATTGTGTAAAACACTTAATTCGAGTAGGCAAGACCACCCATACCACTCATGATGCGGAGGACATTGTAATTTGTGGCGTAAACGCGGACTTTGGCATCTGAGGTACCCGAAACAGTGGCGGCGGTGAGTGTGAGTTGGAGTGTGGCGTTGTCGATGCGGGACATGTTGCATGTTCCCGAAGGTTGGTGTTCTTCGGGTTTGAGGCCGAATGAGTAAACGTTGATACCAGTGGCAGGGACGTTTGTGTGGTGTTGGTAAGGTTGGACAAGATTGAAGTATCTGCCCAACCGTTCCGAGAAACGATCGTGACCATTGAGTTGGAGTTTGGCCGAAAGGACAGGGTTGAAACCATTGTCGACTTCGGACATGGAGAGGTAAGTACCGGTTGTAACACCATCTGAGTTTTCGAACGAAAGAGTTGAGTCGCCGGCGGTGTCGATGGCAGAATCGTTGAGGTTTGAAAGTTGGAGATTGTAGTTGACAAGACCGCCTCCGAAAGGATCAATGGGGGTTCCTGTTTTCCAGGTTGAGTCTACGGCATCGGTGTAATTGAACCATTGTTTGCCATTTTGCATTTTTGAGCTGTCGACGTGGTCGTCTTTTTGGACAACCCATACAAGTTCTTTACATGGGTGATTGAAGTTGAGTTTGATTTTGTTGCTGACGGATGAAACTGATTCATCACCTGTGAATTGGAGTTGCTCAATGAGGTATTCGTGCGAGACTTGGGCGAAACGGCGGCGTTCATCGGTATCAAGGTAGATGTAGTCGACGTAGAGCGAAGCGGCTTCGAGCGAAGGTGTCTCCGATGGGCTACCCGCGTAACATTCCGATGCGGATCTGAATTCAAGGTTGATTTTGACTTCGTGGTATTGAAGAGCAATAAGAGGAAGTGAAAGACCTG